CAACAAGTACCACGACCTCGTCACCCATGCGGCTGAGCGGGGCTGGACCCTGTTCTGGTCGCCCTGGTTCGACCACAAGGCCTACACGAAGGAGGCCCGCTTCGGCTTTCAGCGTGTCCCACCTAAGACGCAGTTTGAGCGGTCCTTCCAGCGCAAGTGGGGCCTGACCGACGGCCAGATGTACTGGCGCCGGACGATGATATCCTCCATGGGCGAGGACAAGTTCAAGCAGGAGTACCCATCCACGCCTGAGGAGGCCTTCACCACCTCTCAGCGCCTGTGGCTCCTCCCCTCGCACCTGGAGGGGGTCGAGGTCCGCAAGGGCGGCGGCAAGGAGATGTGCCTGGTCGACCCTGACACGCTGGCCGATGAGCCCCTGGTCCTGGGTGTCGATGTCGCCGCTGGGACAGGTGGGGACTTCACCGCTGTCACCGCCGTCTCAGTCGACACGGGTCAGCCTGTCTGGCACTGGCACTGCAACGATGAGTCCCCTGGCCGCTTCACTGAGCGCCTCCTCAGGTGGATTGAGAAGTGGGACGTCCGCTGCGTCCTGGTCGAGTCCAACGCCCACGGCGGCATCGTCCTTCAGCGCCTCCGCGACCTGGGCGTTGACACCAACCTCCTCTGGCGCGACGACGCGGGGAAGGACTGGAACACGAACAAGTGGACCAAGCTCCGCGCCCTGGAGGAGCTGAAGACGCGGCTTGAGGACGGTGCGTTGTCCGTCATGGCCGAGCCCCTCTACCGTGAGCTGCAGCAGTTGGATGCGAGCGGTCACACACCCCGTGCCCCCAAGGGCTGCTATGACGACCTGGTCATGGCCACCGCGTTGGCCTATGTGGCGCTGCTAGACGTTCCTAGCATGTCACTGCGGGAAACACGAGAGAAATTAATGGACACCTGGATTAAGTCCCAGCGTGTCTCCAAGATACTGAGTGGCGACCGCCTGCCATGGAGAAGGAGACAATATGCCTAGATACACACTGTCGCCCAAGACAATGGCGAACATCGCCGCTCGACACAAGGACTGGTGGGACCGCCAGCGTCCTGAGCTCTTCAGGCTGAAGCAGTGCTATGAGACCCGCATCTGGGACAACTCCAACGGCTACGACACTCGCAACTACAGCCCGATGGAGGGCATCAACATCGAGGTCCCAGTCGGCTACGAGCACATCGAGTCCATCATGGCCTCCCTCTTCACCCGTCAGCCCGGCGTCGTCATCCGTCCTGGCCTCCAGGGCACAGGCTCCCCTGAGAAGGCTGAGGCCCTGTTCAACAACTGGTCTCTCCGCAACCGCAAGCTGATTGAGGATGCAGCTCGTCTGGCCCTCATCTATCCCATGTCCTTCGTCAAGCTGGCCCCTCAGGTCCATCCTGACCCCCTCCGCCGCGTCACCGGCGCCGCTGTCCCACCCTGGGAGGTGATTGTCGACCGCGATGCCTACCGCTGGGAGGACCAGCGCTACTGCGGCCACGTCTACTACCTTCCCCTCCCTGACGCGAAGGAGAAGTTCGGCAACAAGCGCTTCGATGCGGGTGAGCGCCTGGAGTACTGGGACCGCGGCGGCCTGGCCACCGATGGCGGCTCCTACTCATCAGTTCGTCCCACCACCCTGGGCGTGGGCACACCTGGCTACGACGAGAGCGAGGAGGGCTACTTCCACTTCATCAAGGTGGTCGAGCTCTACGACTTCATCAACGACAAGCTCCTCTTCTGGTCTCCCAACTACAAGTCGGGCGACGACTTCCTCGACTCGGGCCCCATCCCCTTCAGGGCGCCTGACGGCACACCCGCCAACAACATCATTCCGATGTACTTCAACCACGTCCCTGACCGCCCTATGGACGGCTACTCCTCCCTCAGGCGTGTCTACGACCAGGCCTTTGAGATGAACATCATCCGCTCCTTCCAGGCGAACGCCGTCCGCAAGGCTTCCCGCCAGTGGCTGGTCAAGAAGGGCGCACTGGATGAGGAGCAGATGGCGCAGCTCATCAGCGGTGTCGACGGCGCCTATGTCGAGGTTGACGCTGACACTCTGGACGGCGTCATGCGGGCAGTGCCGCACACGAGCACGCCACCTGAGGTCCAGGCCTACTACGAGGCGGTCAAGGCCGACAAGGACCGCGGCTCGGTCATGGCCCCATTCACCCGCGGCGAGGCCACTCGCTCCTCGGCCACTGAGGTCGCCGCATTGGTCGCCTACACCTCCTCAGAAATCGGCCGCATGGCCCGTGAGCGCGATGAGATGATTGAGCTCCTCGCCCGCGGCGTCCTCAACATGTACCGCGTCTATCTCGGTGAGGACCCTGTCACGCTCCTCGTGAAGGGCAAGTACCTCCGTGTGGGCGGCCTCGACCTCGATGACGACTTCAACATCTACAGCCAGGACAACGCCTCCACACCCGTCTCAGACGCCGTGCGCAAGTCTGAGCTCCTGGGTGCCTCCAACCTCCTCATCGCCATGGGCGTGCCCCAGGAGGAGATGCTCAAGGAGCTGGTCCGCACTCTCAACCTTCCCGAGTCGTTCCTTCAGGTGAAGCAGCAGACCCCTGCGCTCCCTGCGGGCCCACTCCCATCAGCCGGTCCAGCAGCGGCGGCAGCGCTTGAGGGCTCAGGCACAGGCTCTCCCTCAGCTCTCGCAGCCGCTGTCCTGGACGCACAGAGGAAATAATGCCAGTCTATGAATATCGCTGCAAGCGGGGTCACAGCCACGACCTCCTCCACAAGTATCCACCGCCCGAGCGGGTGAAGTGCAACCAGTGCCGCTGCAATGCGCAGAAGCAGGTCTCCATGCCGCAGAAGACGGCCGGCCGCTGGGGCGACACGGGCGGCAAGTTCATTCCTGCCCTGGGTGGCACCTACACACCCCATCAGGCTGCGAAGATTGCGAAGGACCGCGGTCTGGTCCATGAGTCAGACCTTCCTAGCGGCTTTATCGACAGCAAGTTGAACAGTGAATGGGACGATGCCAGAGCACATGATAAGACAATGGCAAAGTTCAAAGACCTTAAGGCGCAGCACGGTGATGCGTCAAGAGCATGGGCTGAGACGTTCTCAGTCGATGAGATGAAGAAAACAGGAACACTCAAGGAGGACGCCGCAAATGGCTAGAGGAATACCAATGGAGATGGGCGCCAAAGGCGGCCCAAAGAAGATGTCAGTGGAAGTCGAGATTGAGAAGGAGCCCATGTCGCCGAGCGCGATGGAGCCTGAGGAAGAAGCTGTCATGGGCAAGGCCCGAGAGATGGACGACATGGAGGATGCCGCCTACGGTGCTGCCGCTCCTACAGGCGACTTCTCCGTGGGCGGCCTGAACGCGCTGGTCGACGGCCTCAACGCCGCCCTGCCCCTGTTCGGCATGCCTGACTACCCCCGCTTCAGCGAGGGCGTGACCACACTCCCACCCAAGTTCGTCAAGCAGCTCACCATGGTCAACGAGGCCGCCTCGGCCGCAGGCCTGGATGACATGACCATCGACATGGCGACAATCACAGACGACCGCTCTCTCAAGATGGCAGCCGGCAAGCTGCGCGCTCTTGCGGGCAAGACAGAGTTCAAGCGCTTCCTCAGGTCTGAGCGTCCTGAGGGCCCCACTGCGCCACTCATCGGTGGCGAGGCTGCCCCACCCGCACCTCCTCAGGGAGCGACGGGCGGCATGGGAGAGGAAGACATCATGATGAGTCGCCTCTCATAAATCACAGAATGAACCCAGCTTAAGTCTGGGACACTTTAAACAGGAGAACGAGTATTACCATGGATAGCAATAACGTGAACAACGGCGTGTCACCCGTTTCAACCGGCGACGCACCGACTCACACTGTCACTGTTGACCACGGAGCACCCCAGTCGGGTGGTGAGCAACACGCAGCTGTGAAGGGTAGCAACCACGAGCGGCTCGCGAAGGCCTACGCCCAGGCAACAAGCGGACAGACGCTGACCAATGAGCCGCTGACAGTTGAGAAGCTGGCAGATGTGAACGGCATTCCTGAGGGGGAGTTCAAGGGGGTCGACTACAATCGGACCATCAGCGAGCTCCCGGACGACGCGAAGAAGATTCTTGCCAACCTCCGCTCAGACTACACGCGGAAGACGCAGGAGATTTCTCGGCAGCAGAAGGAGCTTGAGGCGCAGCGTGCGGCCCTCTTGGAGAGTGACGCCTACAAGAGCATCCAGCAGAAGGCGCAGGAGGCGCCTGTTGAGGCCGACCCGTTCGACCCACAGGCCTTCAACCAGCGCATCGAGCAGGAGGTCGCGAAGCGCCTTGCTGAGGTCCTCAGGCCCATGCAGGAGGAGTTCACCACCCAGCAGAAGCGTGCCAAGCTGGAGAAGTTTAAGTCTGACAACCCTGACCTGGAGACCTATAAGACTGAGATTGTCGAGGTCCTTCGCGGCAACGACAACCTGACGCTTGAGCAGGCCTACTACATGGTGAAGGGACGAAACCAGACTGAGACGCTGCGCAAGGCTCAGGATGAGCTCAATGCCTACAAGACGGCAGCTCGTGACTACGGACTTAAGGTATCGGTCGGCACCACCAACAGTGGTCCTATGAAGCCGCCCACATCGGTCAAGCGTGACGCTTACAGCGTTTACCGGTGGCTACAGGCAAATCAGAAAACGTAAGCAGGAAAAAATGATGTGCTTATCAGGAGCAGCCCTCTTCCTTGAGACAAGCTGCCTCCGAAGCCCCCGGCAAACCGGACAAGGCTAAATAGGCACTTGGACAATTTAACTTCAACTCTCAAAGGAGACAGAAAATGCCAGCGATTTCTAATGACATTCTCTCGTCTACCCTGCGCATCCTCCTCGATGAGGCCGTCGACAACTTGTACCGTTCGACGCCCCTCCTCGACCAGATTCGCGCTGATGGTGGACTTGAGCTCTACGACGGCGGCTCTCAGCTCGACGTCCCCCTCATTCTTGAGGAGCACTCTTCAATCACCCAGATGAGCTCCGGTTACGAGCCCATCAACCTCGCAGTGCAGGACGCACTCCGTCAGGCCTCCTTCGGTTGGTGTGACTTCATCGCGCCCATCGTCATCACCCAGCGTGAGGAGCTCTCCAACAGGGGCGACCGTGCGGTTCTCAGCATTGCTGAGGCCCGTATGAAGTCCGTGATGGGCACCCTCCGTCGCGAGTGGGAAAAGCAAGCCGTGGCCGGTACCTCCACCATCCTGTCCGACATGCTCACCTTCAACGGTGGTGCATCCGGTACGGGCTTCCTGGAAGGCCTCGCCGCTGGTACGCAGAACAACACCGTTGGTGGTCTCTCCAAGGCCACATTCCGCGAGCTTGAGAACCAGTTCGTCAACGCCGGTGGCTCACTCAGCATCCCTGAGATGGCCAACCTCATGATTAACTGCCAGATTAAGACTCCGGACGGTTCGGCCCCGAACCTCATCCTCGCCTCGCCGCTGTTCTATCAGACCTACAAGGGCCTGCTCTTCACCAACGAGCGCTACGTCGATGAGTCGGTGCTTGACGGCGGACGTCTTGCCCTGGCCTTCAACACCGCGAAGATGTACGTTGACAGCTTCCTTCCCGCCACTTCTGACGGCGCGAACACGCTGTCCGCTTACTTCCTCAACACGAAGTTCCTCAAGGTCGGCTTCGACTCCGATGCCAACTTCAAGATGAGTGACTTCGAGACTGTGTCCGGATACGCTGCTCGCTCTGCGAACATCTACGTCCGCACTCAGCTCTACTTCCACCACCTAGCAAGCCAGGGCGTCCTGGTAAACGGCGAGGCATAATCACATGGCTACCTCTACTAACATCCAGTATCTTGTTAATACTGCAAAGGATGAGTTCGGCGCTACTGTGAGCATCAAGACCGCTTCGGACCGTCGTCAGATTGAGACCTTCATCGCCGGTGCCGCAATCACCGCTGGTGACTGGGTCGTCTTCGACACATCGGCCACCGACGCAGGTCGCGTTCTCACAGTCCTCCAGTCACCCGCTACCGCTGGCAACTCGCTGGCCGTCGGCGTCGCTATCACGTCTGCCACTGTCGCTGGCCAGACCGTTGATGTCGTCGTTGATGGCTACGTCGAGGGCGCCAACGTAATCAGCGGTGTCGCATCAGGTGTCTCACTCACCACTTCCGGTGTCACCGCTGGTCGCGCTCTCGCTTATGCGACGGGCACGCACACTGCGACTGCTCCCTGTGGTGTCACTCTCGAGGCATCCGCTGTGGGCAACACCTGCGACGTGTGGGTTCTCAAGCGCTTCTAATTGAAGTTGCTTGACTAATCGGGCCGCTCTGGGTTTTTCCTAGGGCGGCCCTTCTTGTTAGGAAAATGGCGTGTCGTTATTAGGGGAGCTTAGCTCCATTCTAATGGTAGGAGTCAAAGGTGAACCTGAAGCAGATTAAGGAAATGGTCTTTTCGATTACAGACTATAATCCTGACGTTGAGACATACCAGGCTGAGGTGGCGCGTATCATCAATGAGGTCTATGATGACTTCTTTACGTCACGCCCCTGGACATTCAGCCAGAAGGAGATTGACGTCTACACGATGCCTGACGTCACGGTCGATGATGCTGTCATTACCTCGACTGCACCTGCCTCGCTTCAGTCCTTGCTGGTTACCAATGTGGGCGCTATCGCAGCTGACCCACGCTATGAGGGCAGCATCCTTCAGGTGACTAATGCGACTGACGAATCTGACCAGGGCGAGTACTTCATCGACAGCTGCGACACAACCACACAGATTTTTGTGTCCAAGAAGGCCATCAACTACAGTCAAGCTTGGACCACGACCACCAATCCCGTCACAGTTGTTGCGAAGCAGAGATACATCTCTCTTCCCACAGACTGCTCAGTTCCGCTTGGTGTCTCAGTCCGTGACCCGACGATAACGACAGGTCCTGGTCCCTACGGTCCCATCTTCGAGCTCAACCGTCGTGATGACGCTGAGATGGGTCTCTGGCTCGATAGCACAGGCACACCTAACAGCTGGATTCCATACGATAACGTGCCAGGCGGTGAGCTTGACGTTACTGACTTTCCTCCTCTTCCAGGGGACCTT